GTGTGTTTTGCCCCTTTAGTACACCCGCCCTACCTCTCAAATCGATTTCTACCCTACCTAATCCTTAAAGTAATACTAAACTACCACTTACTAGACCTGTGCTATAATAAGATATGACCAATGAAAAACAAGACCGTCCATTAGCCAATCCTCTGGATAGAGCTCCTAACGGAACATTCTTGCCAGGGCATACACCTCTAGCCTTCGGAGGGGCACGTCCTAATAGTGGGCCCAAGCCTTCTTTGAAGACTCGCCTCAAACGCTTTGAGGAGAAACATCCCGATGCCTACGACGAGCTAATGGAGATACTCTATGAGAAAGGTCTCAACGGTGATAGCCAGGATGCTCAATATGTTGTAGATCGTCTAAAGGGTAAGCCGAAGGTCACGATGGGAATAGACGAAGTGGATGCCAATCTAATCACCATAGCCACCTTAATGAAGTTCAGGCAGCTCAAGGAAGCAAACAAGACTAAGGAAGCAAACAAGACTATAGAAGGGGAGTTCAAGGAGATACCAGAGAATGCCACTGAGCCATGATGCAGACGGCTATCCTATCTATGAGGTTACATAATAGTTATAGTGCGTTCCAGACATAATGTTGGTTGGAGGCTAAAATGAACTACAAGTACTCTGGGCACCAGCGTCGGTCGGGTTATAAGCAGAAGATACTTGACCGAGACAATCGTACCTGCCAGCTTTGCGGCACTACCGAGACGGCAGGGGCACGGCTTGAGGTCGACCATATCATTCCATTTGCTGTTAGTCATGACAACCGAGAGGCTAATCTCAGGGCTTGTTGCACTCATTGCAATAGGCTGACCAGGCGTGTTACTAAGCGTGCCTTGCCAGAAGCAGCGTTTAGTGCTTGGTTGAGGGCAGAGTTGGCTATTGTTTGAGCCTGGACAAGAGGTGATTCACTGAGTTTTGTATCCTCAGAGCCAGCCCCGTGAGCCTTGATAATTGTATACCAACACCAACAAGACCAATGACACCCATACACACTATTGCAAGAAAAGACGATTAGGAGCAATCACCCTCGCACCACGGATAAGCCAATTTCCGAAATCTAGTTATGTAAAGTAAGGAAGTGATAAAAGGCGTATGGAGATAAGCAAAGAGGAGCAATTATACAGGCATGATTTAATACAGGATGACATATTTGAGTTTTTAAAATATGTGAAGATACAGGAGCCTGGTGAATTAAGTGTAGGGTACGAGTTATGGTCTCATTTGGTGGATTTTTACAAACAGATGGGGGGGGGGAAGTTAATAGATTTAATAAAGAGCAAGCAGATAGGGATAAGTTGGGCGTTAGCGATACAGGCGTTATGGGAGATATACACTAAGCCTGGCTGGAGTGTACTAGAATTCTCGAAGGGGCAAGTGGAGGCACAATCGCTACTGGCGAAGTCAAAGATAGTTTACAATAATCTTCCCAAGTGGATGCAGTTATTCACCTTAGAGCCCAATTCTACAGAGAAGTTCGGGTTCAAGGAGATAAAGTCTCAAATAGTGACCTATCCTTCCACAGAAACTGCTGGAATTGGGGAGACGGCAGGAAGGGTGATACATGACGAGAGTGATTTTCACGAATACTATGAAGTTAATCTAAGTCACACTAGGGCAACGGTAGCTGATAGTCCTGAGAGGAGGTTGGTTTCGGTCTCAACTGTAGACAAGACCAAACCTGATTCCTATTTCAAGAGGCATTGGAGAGATGCCAGGGATGGAAAGAATGGGTTTAAGGCACTTTTTTACGGTTACGATGTCCGCCCCAACCGAGACCAAGCGTTCTATGATGCTTTAGTCAGGGAGAACGAGAACACGCCCTGGGTGGTGGAGGCAAACTATCCTAGAACTGCTGATGAGGCTTTAAGCCCTCAATCGGCTCAATCTTGTTTTAATAGAGATAGGTTAGATAAGCTATGGTATAATGTAACTGAGGGAGAAACAAGGCAAGGTTTTATCCATATCTTCAGCCCTCCCAGAGTGGGGGTGAAGTATGTGGCGGGAGCGGATGTAGGGGAGGGTGTGGGATTAGATTACTCCAGTTTAGATATAGTAGGTAAAGACGGGTTAAACTCTGAGGTTGTAGCGAAGATTTACACCAATAAACTAGCAACCGACCTATTTGCTTATGAGATAGATAAACTATGTAAGGAATATTTTGACCCTCTATTAGCGGTAGAGAACAACTCTATCGGTGTAGCGGTGTTGAATAAACTAAAAGAGTTAGGTCGCCCCAAACTATTTTCCAGTGAGGTTGATAGGAAGGAGAAGACTGGGGCGAAGCTAAATGGTAGTGAAAAGGCTGGTTGGACAACTGGTGAGAAGAATAAATACACAGCCACGATAGAGTTAGTGAATGCGGTAAATGACGGGAGTTTAACCACGAAGTTCAAGCCACAGGTTAAAGAAATGATGGAATATCAATGGATAGGGGCAAAGCCCGTAGCAACAGGTTCAACACACGGGGACACCGTTATCAGCCTTATGTTGGCGCACCAAATGCTGAAGCGAGTAGGTAATACCGCTAAGGCATCTATGTATGTAAGAGGAAGACAGGTATTTTAAGATAAGGAACTTATAGGGAGGAGAAATGGCAGAGTTTTCAGACTACATGGAGAACAAAATCATAGAGGTAATGAGGGCTACAACCTTCACGGCAGCGGCAGCCTATGTTGCGCTCTACACTGTAGCACCGACAGATGCTGGCGGTGGCACAGAAGTAACTGGTGGTTCTTATGCTCGGCAACTTGCTGGATTAAGCGTTGCGTCTGCTGGGGCAAGTTCCAATGCCGCTGACATCACATTCCCAACTGCCACAGCGGCTTGGGGCACAGTCGTAGCTTGTGCCCTTTTTGACGCTGTTACTGCTGGCAATATGTATATGTGGAGCAATCTGGATGCCAGCAAGATAGTCAATAATGGCGACACATTCAAGATAAATCTTGGCGACCTTGATGTAACTGTAGCATAGGAGTTTAGATGGGTACTGAGAGACAGTCACCTGATGTTAAGTTAGCATCAGGGAACTTAACTGGTGTAATTAATACTATCCAAGACGACCCTGATGCTCCTGATGGGCAGTGGATGGTGGCTACAGGCAATAATGTCAATACACAAGTCCGTACCAGCTTCCCCACGCCCACGGGCAATCCTACTGTTGGTGCAGACTTGCAAGAGTTTAAGGTGTGGGTCAGGCAGTTTGATGAGACTCAAACTGGGACTCCTAATTGCCGTCTTGAACTTTTTGAGAACGGAGGTTTAATCAGGGCAGGCTCTGACACACCTGTGCCTGACGGTGGTTTGCTTCTTAGCTTTACTTGGAACGCCAATGAGATAGCAACCGCAGATGGTAGTTTAGTTGAGTGTAATGTTTTTGGCACTGCTGTAGGTGGTGCTCCTGGTGCTAGAAATACCGTTGAAGTGGGGGCTTTAGAGTGGAATGTAACCTATAGTGTGGGGGGGACTACTCATCTAGGGGCAGCCACTTTATCAGGGATAGGCGCACTTGCTGGGATTGGAACTTATCTACTCAACGGGTTAGCCACCTTATCAGGTGTGGGTTCTTTAACAGCATCGGCGGTAGTAGTCATAGTCCACTATGGAGTTGTGACATTAAGTGGCGCAGGAGCTCTAATAACTTCTGCTGTTACTACTCTGGCAGGGAAAGCTACTTTGGATGGAGTGGGAACTCTAACAGGGATAGGAAGGGGTATCTTTATAGGTGCTTCAACTCTTGCTGGTGCTGGTTCATTGGTGGCTAAAGGTGTGCGAGTATTTATTGGCAAAGCTACCCTCGCAGGGGTGGGTGCTTTATCAGCCATCGGGGAAATAGCCGTTGAGGCTATTCTTGGGGTAGTAACCTTTTCGGGAATGGGCGCTCTAGTTGCTAAAGCCAAGATGACCTATGGGCGAATATTAAAAATCATCACCTCTCTAACTATATCAGAAGATATGAATATAACCTCTTCGATAACAGGGGGAGTGGAAATAACGAACGATATAAAAAGAGACCTTACTATAACATCTGAGGTAGTGGAGAAATAAAATGGCAACATTTCAAATAGGTGAAACGGTAATTTGCTCAATAGAAGTTAAGGATGATGTTGGAGCTTATAAAGACCCTGCAACTTCAATGAAGATTACTATAACTGATAAGTTTAGTGTAGTGAAAGTGAGCAGCGTTGATATGACTAAAGATAGCACGGGCAAATATCATTATGATTGCCAAACAGCAGATTATATTGATGGTAAATATAATGTTCGTTATACAGCTACTGATGGCACAAGGATAACGATGGAAATAGATAGTTTTACATTGGAGTAGATATGGATGCAACTGATATAACAAACGCTATTAAAAATACAGACAACGACTTCAGAGACCGAATTGATAGATGGGACAAGGATTTTGACCGATGGGATTTGAAGAACCCAAAGGATAAGGGTAGTTTTGAGTATATGACCAGCGTTAAATCGAGGGATACTGACATTGATATTGTTTCCAATGCTCCCAGAACCTTCTCCGATGATGTTCAAGCTATTCTCTCTTCTTCCGAAAGGCAGATTATCGCCAGGATGGCTGAGCCTGCTGGGGAAGATATGAGGGAGGCAATAGGTAAATTTGAGAGACTGTTAGAATATGCCTTTGAGAAAGCAGACGAGCGTTTAATTCGTTTACTTTTCCCCACATTAAAGGAGAGTTCGGTCTGGTATTCTTTAGTCCGGGGATGGGTTGCGGGCAGATTTCTCATCTATAAGATTGGGAAAGATGTTATTTTTGACTTTTTATCCCTTGACCCCAGATGGTTGCGCTATCGGGTGGGGGCTAACGGTCTTTTATGGACTGCTTACACCACTTCCTATTCATCAGAAGCTCTAATAGACGAATACGGTGATGCGGGAGAGAAAGCCATATCAATCTCTGGGTGGAAGGTATGGGAGAAACAGCCCAAAACCGTTGATGTTATTGATTATTGGAAGGACATGGGTAATGGGAAGAAAATGAACGCCATTATCTGTAATAATGAGTGGCTTAAAGAGCCAGAGACATATGTTATGAAGTCAATGCCTGTTCTAATTCACCCCGTTTCTACTAGACCCCCAGTTAGAGGGTCTACGGGTAGTGAGATGGAGGGTTATGGAGATAGCATATTTGCTCCGAACAGAGAAATTGACGATTTATTGAATGATATGGGGTCTGTGTGGGCTTCACACGCTAAGCGGTTAGCAGAGCAACCTATAGTCAACTATAAAGGGGAGAATGGTGTAGAGATAAAGGATACACTCCATTACGCTGGTGGTGTCATAAATCTACCGATGAACCAGAATAAACTAGAACCAGTCCCTATGAAAGAAATCTCACCGACATTGGTTAATTTAGTGAACTGGTTGGATAACATGAGGGTGAGGGGTTCACTCCCTGATATTAACGTGGGGAGCCCCCCTCCTTCTGGGACTTTGTATAATTTAGTTCAGGAAACTAGCAATCGGGTATTTAATCCCCAATTAAGAAATCTAAACTCTTTTTACAGTAATGCTTGCCGTTTAATTGAAGAGCAACTATTGGAAGGTGGGGTGGGTGGGGAGAAGATTGGTAAGTTCAAGATTCGGGGAACTCGTAAGAACGAATACTTCGAGACAGAGATTACCCCCATTGACTTGAAGAGACCTCATATAATTAAAGTTGAGTTTACTGCCAGAACTCCATGGACACAACTCGATACTTACCAAATAGCGGATATGGCGAAGAGATTAGGTTTACCTGATAGTTTTATCCATGAGTATATACTGAAACTCCCGGACCCGAAGGGGTTGGGGGACCAATCAGCCATTGAAATGGCAGAACACAGCCCCAAATTAGCTATGTTGAGGGCTATCCAAGCTCTTATGCAAACGGGGAGGCAGGACGAGGCTGAATCACTAATGGAAGATATGTATAAAATGACAATGCAGGAAGAAGCAAATACAGGAGGGGCAAATGGAATGGAACAACCCCCGCCAATCAGTAGCGGAGCGACAGGTGAGGCAGAGCGAGCCGTATCACTTCCAACGCAGTAGGAACGCAATCCACTCGTCCTATCCAAGACCTCCCCAACCAAATACGAGCCAACCTAACCAGATAACACAAGTTTGGGGTTCAACGACTGGTGATTACTGGAGTAATGTCTTTCAAGATTACCTAAAGCGTAGGAGGGTATATGAAAGTTAAATATCCTTTTCGCAATAAGAAGAGAAATGTTCCACAACGTAAGGGATTGCAACCTCTTACCATAGGAAGGGAGACATTCTGGGGTTGGGTTCTAAATACATACAGCCTTGCCCAAGTTGCCCAATTAGAAAAAGACCTTGCTTCTGGGGCGGAGCAGTATAACACTGTATACAATTATTGGGATAAAAATGTCAATAAAAAAGTAACCCCACCCAGAACAAGGCAGGAACTAGACTTCTGGGCGTGGGCAGGGCAAAACTATTATGACGAAGAGCTTGAATATCTTTTCTCTACAGACTACCAATCCAGTGCTCAATGGGACTATTTTCTAAGGAACATCTATAGAGAACCTGCGGAACCAGCAGAAGATTTAGGTCCTCGTTATCAACCTGACAAGGCATTTGATAAAGGGTACTGGGATATACTTCTTTCGTTGCATAAAGACCCTGACAAACTTCAAGATAAACTGGACGAGATGTATGATGCTGGTTTGATAACCAAATGGCAGCATGAAGACATTTTCAATGAGGTATATGATAGGGTTCAGAAGACTGGGTTGGAGTATATGCTCACTAGCGAAAAGGAAAGAGCGGATGTCCAAAGGGCGGAATTAGAGAAAGAGAAAGAACAACAACGGCTAATAGGGGCACAGAAATTTGGGGAACAACTTCTTCTTCATAGAACTCAAGCATCTTTAAGGGGACGCACTGATTATGGTCCTGCTTTCGAACAAGTAGGGGCTGAGTTCGGGGGGGCGAAGACTGAAAGGTGGAGACAGTGGTTTCAGTCACAGTTCCCCACTTTAACACGGCAATATGAGAGTCTTTACCCTGTTGGTGGGAAAGTGGAGAAGACTGACATTCCCTGGCCAGAATGGTTAAAGAAAAAGAAGCCTGAAATACGTGAACAATGGCATAAACAGACCCCTTATGAGAGAGGGGAGAGGCCCAGCGCCTTCCAACCCAGAATAACTACGGTGAGGTTCTAATGCCGAGACCAATATATCGTGGAGTTCACGGTAAAAAGAAACCCCAGGATGAAGCTCCTCCTGTAATTACTGACTATGAGCGTGCTTTGGCTACTATAGAAGAGCGGATGCGTAAGGCGCAGGGGATGATAGAACCGCCTTCTGTAGTAGAGGAAGTCCCATCAAAGGTTTTATCGGAATGGATGCCAGCAGAAGCTCCCCCTGGTTCTGTAGTTCCTCCTGAAGAAGAGGCAACCTTTTGGGAAAATCCGACTTATTGGCTTTATAAACGTAATTTGCTACCTGATTTTATGTTCTCAAACCAGATTTCCAAAGATGCTATAAAAAGAGGTGAGCAGGGCTTACCCGAAGAGCCTAATGTTAATTTGGCTGCTCAGAGAAGGCGGGAGGAACTGGCTCATGACCCTAATCCCATTATACGATTGGCTAATACTCCAACTGTAATAGGTGGATTGACTCCAGCAGACATGGTGGGACTTGGCATATTAGCCTATGGTGGCTATTTAGGTGTGAAGTCTCTTTACCAGATTACTAAAGAGATACCCAATAAGGTTCTACAGAAAGCCCTTGATACTGGATTAGATAAATGGATAGCCCAGAGGTCAAGGGGTGTGCCTCCTACACACTTAAAGACAATACAGAACTTTCTTTATAATACATTAGTGCAAGATAAGGTTTGGTTACAGGAAAGAGCTACTCAGAATATGCTCATTAGGATGGGGAGAGGAGTTCCTGCTGCTGGTGCTGCCGAGCAAGCAGTGGCAGATACTATGGCAGCATTTGATACAAGACTTCCCACTATTGTTCCTACTGCTACACAAACAGGGGCTATGGCTTTTGGCGGTGAGGCAGCAAGATTAACCCCACAGGTATGGGTTGCTATGAGTATTGCTGATAAGACAGCTCTAGTTCAATCAAGTGGCTTGTCAGGTAGGGTTGCGTCAAAGGCATGGGAAGCATTGACTACACGAGAGATAACAGCATTACAGCGTGGGGCTATTGGGGGAGTGCCTGAAGTTACACCTGTTACCCCAGAGGTTACAAAGATACCCGAAACTGGAAAATGGAATATAGTTAAGTTTGGCGAATACAAGATAACCCCAAGAGATGAGACTTTTTACAATCAATTAGCTGATTACGCCCAGAAAAACATAGAAGGAATGAATAGGGCATATCAGGTCAATCTCTCCACATTTGGTGCAGTAAGTGATGTTAAGGGCGCAAAGGTTACACCATTTACTGAGGACAGTGCTAGTAAATACCTATCAGTCGGCTTATTTGGTAAAGGTGGTAGAGAAGCATTACAATCATTAGCAAAAACTTATGGGGCAAAGCAAGTTGCGGATGCCCAAGAGTTATTCCACGAGATAGCACATTCTGTTGGTATAAGTGAGGAAACAGCAGCTAATAGGTTCAGCGTAGAGCATGCAAAGAAATTCCTTGAAGCAATCCCCAAAGCCGAGGTTACACCTGTTACCCCAGAGGTTACAAAAAGGGTAATGAGTTATGAGGAACGATTAGCTGAAGCTACCAGATTAGAGCAAGCAAATAGAACCATATTGGCTACCCCATCACCTTCTGCTGGAGAAATTAGTCCAGCCCAACTAGGTATGATGTCAAAGAATGAACACGCCAAGTTTATGCAGAATCTAGCTAAGAAAATAGATATAGAAGCCCGTATTAAACAGTTAAGGCTTTCTGATGAGGAATTAGCTACGAGAGAAGTCACAAGGATTTCTAAGGAAACTCAGGGCAGGATATCACAATTACAAAGACAAATCGCAGACCTAAAGAGTGTTGGCATTAGTTCAAAGACTGGCAAAATGAGACCTACATATCAAAGAGCGATAGAAACTGCTGAAGCAGAATTGAAAGCACTAGCTCGTCTGCCAAGTGTAGAAGGAGTACCAAAGCCGTCAGAGATGGCGGCTTTAGCAATCCCCAAAGCTCCACCTGTTACCCCAGAGGTTACAGGAGGGTTATACCAACAAGCCACCTCTCAATTACAGGATATAGGACTTAGTGAAGACGCTACAGATAGTGTCTTGAGATATGTTTATAAAATAGACCCCAAACCTGTTATTGGAGATAAGGCTCTAGTTGAGAATATGATTAAACCTAGATTAACTTCTGGGGCAATATCAGAGAAAGAAGTATTTATTAGGTTAATGAGAGACTTGGCAGAGGAACGAGGATTAGACCCCGATGCTATTTTAACTGCTCGGTCTGGGTTAACAGCAATTGAACAAAAAGAACTAATAGACCAAGTAGGAACAATGGCTAAAGACATTCATAATAGGATGACTAGCTTAATTGAAACCTATAAACCAAAAGCAGCAATCCCCAAAGCCGAGGTTACCCCAGAGGTTACACCCCCTGTTACTGAGGGGGTTAAAGTTCCTACTGCTCCTGCAAATATCACAACTGAGAGAGAGTTGGCACTTTGGTATAACAAGGCATTTCTGGATGCTACTGCTTCTATAAGACGGGAATCAGATAGGATAATGCAGACAACTAAAGGCACATATGAGGAGAGACAGAAGGCGTCTGATGAGTGGGAACAAAAAGAATTACAGCCTTTCAAGGACGCATTTATGGCTAAAGCTCTGGAGGATGCTAAGGCTAGGGGAATTACATTTACAAAGTTAGCACCTGAAGTTACTCCCAAACCATCACCAGAAGCCCCCAGAGCCAAAATAAAGCCTGTTACTGAGGAAGTAGCACCTAAACCTCCTACTGAGATTATATCTAAGGCAGAAGAGACTGCGGTGACTGAGATAACTGGTGCGGCACCTCCTAAACCACCGAAGGACTGGGATAAGATAGGTGGAAAACTTTACGATAACTTCAAACGACAAGTGCCAGAACCAACACCCTCTACAGTTCCATTATCGGATAGAATACTACGGGCATGGCCCGCTTTGGAGAAGTTTGCCACTGATGAATTAGCACGATTGAACTGGTTAGGTTGGCAGGCTGAAGTGGACTCTGCGATGGTTAGGGCTTCATCTGGGCAGGCAGCTCAACTATATCGTGAGACCATGAAAAGCATCATTAAGAGTCTTGGTAATGATAGTAATTTAGTTTCCTATGTAGACGACTATCTTATGCTCCGACACCAACTTGAGGTTCTAAAAGCCACAGACCGTAAGTATTTCACTATAAAGAAAGGGGATGTGACCCGAAGGTTCACAGCTAAGCAGATAGGTTTACTCTTTCAACAGATGAAGAAGGAATTAGGTGCAACTAATTATGCTAAAGTTAAAGAGGCTGCATCTCATGTGCCTGCTATCTATAACCAGATATTAAAGGGGACTCAGGAACTTACCCCTGAACAAATAGAGGGTTTAATTAAGAAGTACCCGTGGTTTAACCCTACTCTTTTTGAGAAAGAGACTACCCCTATCAATATCAACAGGAGTATGAGTCCAAGACAGATTAAACAACTGACCAATCTGGAGTCGGATAAACGGCAGATAACTCCCTTGATGTCTCTTCCAAATACTATTGCCAAGCGAGTGGAGGCTCAAGCGTTGAACGAGGCTAGAAAATCTATCTCTGAGGCTGCTATTGACCCCAAGAATGCTCGGCTTCTGGGTGGAGATGTGGAGATTGTTACCAAGAAACCAGAGGGTGCGTTCATTGATTACTTCGATAATGGAGTAAGGAAATACCTAAAACTAGGCAAGGGGACTGAATGGTTAGCAAAGGATATTGAATTATTGCAGACACAACCTACCCGTATGTTAATCACATTTGTCAGGTCAATACAAAATCTATCTAAAATGGCATTTACAACCTACAACCCTGGCTTTGTTGTTTGGAATACATTTTTTGATGGGATGACTGTTTATTTCGCGGAAGGTATCGGCCCGTGGGGATTTGGAAAATCCTTGGCGGGGAATCTAAAGGCGATGTTTACTGATGTTCCCGAAATCGCTGAATTCAGACGTGCTGGCGGAGAGATGATGGGGTTCTTTGAGAAGGGCAAAGGAGTGGAGAAGTTTATAGGCGGAAAGGGGGGTCAAATCGTCTTAAAAAATCCAGAGAGTCTAAAACGATTCCTTAACCCCTTTGAGGTAATCCGTGAACTTGGTCTATCGGGTGAAAACGCTGGTAGGAGAGCGGCTTACGATAAAGCTATTAAGGAAGGACTGTCCCCAAAAGAAGCGGCTTTGCGTGGTCGGCGAGTGACTGTTGACTTCTCAAGGTTTTCAACAGCTTCAAGATTTATCAATGATTGGTTTATATACTTTAATCCAGCCGTGCAAGGTTTCCTGCTCCCAGGCAGGGCGATTGCAAAAAACCCCCGTGTTTTGTGGAGACTAGCTGCGCTTATGGCTGCTTATGCTGGACTGACTATTTATAACCAGAGTTATGATGAATATAAGGATGTTTCCGACCATGATAAAGTAGGCAAATTGATGGTTATGCTCCCCTCTGACGAATATAATAAATATGGGCAGAAGGTGCCTCATTATATAACAGTTTTACCCCTACGTGAGTTCGCTTTGTTTACGAGTCCGATTGAGTATTTTCTGGGCAAATTGATGACTGAAGAGCCAGAGGCATATCGGACTATTGGGCAGGAGCTTGGGACTCTATACCCGATTATCTCCCCTTTGAGTATGATTTCTGAGACAGGTGGGATTGTTATGCCCACTCAGATAGGGGCTACTATCCAGCAGATACTTAACAATCATGACGACTTTAGAGACAGACCAATTGTCGATGATGAGATGAAACTACTTCCTACTGCTCAACAGTATGACCAATATACAGATAAGTTGGCAATTAAAGTTGGGCAGGCGTTGAACATGTCTCCTAAGAAGTTAGACTTTTTCGTATCCTCTATGTTTGGGGCTATGGGTAAGGATGCTCTAAGAACGATAGACTGGGCTATTCAAGGTTTGGATAAAGAGATGGTAGATGAGCGGATTGCTGGTTTGGTTAATGAATTAAGAACAATCGCAACCACAGTACACCCCAGTAAGATAGAGATTACTAGAGAGACCTTCCTTGAGGGATTATCTGTGGAAGACCGAGAACTTGTATTAAATATGGAGCGTCTGCCTGATGACCAAATCCCATTCATTACGAGCATATTCCAAAGATTTTTCAGGGATTATGGTGGGCAAGTATATCGAACGGCGAAGGAGAAGGCTTTAGATAATCTAAATCTTGAGGACTTCCCCCCTGAAGCTCTGGAAGAGTTGCAAAAGGCATCTGTGGAGAATGCCAACAATCTTATAGCCGATAAGATTACCAAATACCAGTATGACCAGAACAGGTCACGTTACAGGGCATATTACTCTGGTGGAAGCACGGCTCAGTGGCGGGAAGCCATGATAGAGGGTGCGGTATCAAGGGCTGATGTTGATAAGTATATGCCTGAGTCATACAAAAGAGCGGGGGAGTTTCAGGCTGTTAGTGCTTATATGGAGATTAGGCAGAAATATATAGATGGTGCTGGGGGAGTCTTTGACTCTGATACTTGGGATATGATAGAAGGACAGACTCTTGATGAGATGAGACGTCATTACTCCGAGAGCGAAATCCAATATGCTATTGCTCATAAGGATGATTGGATTGACAATTTACCTGAGCCTGCAAGAACAATAGAAAGAGAGCGTGCTAACGCAATCGAGGATGAAAGCTGGTGGGATGATTATAGAGGAACGGACACAAAGGCATGGAAACCAAAAGCTCCTTCTGCCGTGCCATCAACTGAACCGACAGGTGGGAGACCAATATATCGTGGAGTTCATGGCGGGAAATAAGACTATGGTATAATAAGATATGAAGCATTGTAAAAAAGGGGCGGTA